TATCCCTATGATTATTTATTTTAAACTTATTCTTCGCAATTCCATCTACGGAGTGCTTTATTGATATTTGAATCTGGATCTCGCGCTGTCTCAGCCGAGGTGAGACGTTTTTTCATACCCTTCATTCTACGGCAGAATGAAAGTCTACGTTTTGCTCTTTTACCTTTTGGATTCTTTTCTGTAACTGCGGTTTGTAACTTAGAACCTGGATTCTCACGGCGATATGCATCAACCGCTTTCTGGCTCAGACCATCTGTTTTATCTTTGCGATTGACTTTCTGCCAGTCTTCAGGCATTTCTTCTTTTGTGCCTTGCTTTGCAACAGTTCCCATATCACGACCAGCAAGTGCTTCCCAATTCTCTCTCATGTTAGAGAAGAACTTAGGACCTGACTTTGCATTTTCAGAAAGCGATTCATCAAGGTTTTTAGCAGCTTCGATCAGTTTTTGTTCTGCTAAGTCACCATACTTTGCAATAAACTTTTGTTGTGTCTTTTCACTAGTCATCCAATTCTGAACGGATTCTGACAATGCAGTATAACCATTCATTGGTAGTGAATATCCAAAGCCGAGACCTGGTGAACGAGGAACACCAAATGTTGGACCAATACCGTTATTACCAAACTCATAACCGAGTGGTGGTGCTACATCGTCCTGAACAAGTTTCTTTTTAAGTTTCTTCTTTTTCTTTTCTGATAATGGGTATGTTGGAAACATATCGCCAGGAACTTGACCTGGTGTATCTTTCTTATACATATCTGACAATGAAGATGTTCCCCATTCTCTTTTATATGTGTCAGAACGATCTGTTTCTTCCATGAAGTTTTCAAAGGCTTCATCTGTCTGTGTCTTCCAACCGCCGCCTTTTGACTTATACCACTTTGAAGCCCAACCATTTGCATATGCAGAAGGATAAACATCAAACTTTTGTCTTGCTAGAGCCTTGGCGCGTGACCATAATTCTGGATTTGTAGGCACATTCTTTTCTTCTAGATACTTCATGTTCTCTTCCTTTGTGAGTTTACCTTTACCAAAGTTTGAAACATTGATAGGCTCACCTTTTCTTTCTGGATTTGGATCATGCTTACGCTTTGCTCGAACGGCAGCCGCACGTTCTTTCTTAGAAAGTTTAGCACGCTTTTCATTTGACATACATTTTGGTTTTGGCTCACCAGGTTCTCTCGCACAAGGACCGATGGCTTCACCTTTAGAATTAATTCTCTTCCAACCACCTTCTGGATCAGTCTTACTGAACCACTTACGAAGGTCTTCTGCTAGAGCATGTGGCTTAGCGATAAGTTGTCCGTTCTGGCTAATGTGTGTTACAACATTTTGCCCTTGAATTGTTCTACCCCAACGACCAAACTTGAAGTAAGTGAGGCCAAGACGCTTTGCCTGTTCCATTTCTGATGCATTAGGCGGAACATCTTGTTGTTGCACTTGTGCCGATGGGGCTGGTTTTTGTGAACCAAATGCTGTGGCTTTTGTGCCTCTGAAATCAGTGATACCTCTGCGTTGAGTTTCACCTTGAATCCATTCAGCCGCTTTTGGATTCTTAATTGGTTGTTCAACTGAGAACTTACGGACTTTTTTGAAAACTTTACCAAAGTTTTTCAATACTTTATTTTTAATTTCTTCTGGTGCTTTACGGATATCTTCTGAGTTATCAACTGCAACAAAGTTTTCTTTACCAAAAAGTTTTTCAAGAGCAGGTTTAGCAGCCTGTGCAGCATCCCATTTTTCTTTACGAATATCTTCTGGGACTTCACGACCACCACCTTGACCACGGGCAATGTTTCTTTCTTTAGAAACTTCATCGCGTGTATCAACGAAGACCATCATGGTATCATAACCAAGGTCTTCTAGCTCTTTCTTAATAGATGCAATCTTTTCTGGATCATCAGCAGTGCCGTTAATAATAACACCACGACGACCTGCGATAGCCAATCTTTGCTGTTCTTTAGTGATATTCTTACCGCGACCACGAACAATGTCGCGTTCTTCGCGTTCACTTTCTGGCATTTTAAAATCAAGACCGGCCTGACGCATAAGGAATTCAAATGCAATGTCAGAATTAATTTCTTGCAGACCATTACCTTCAATGGTCTGTTTCATTACATAATCTTTACCAGAACCAGGACCACCAGCTAAGAATACAGCTTTGAATGTAGAAGGATCATTTACACCTTCTTTCAAGGTTTCTTCTTGAATTGTATTTTTGCCGCTTAATTTACCTCTAAGACCAAATGTTTTATAATTTTTTGTGTCTTTGCTGTTAAGAGGATATTGATCATCATCATTCGCACCATAATCAAGAAGAGATGTAGTCATAGCAGCCTGCATTGCTTTTGTATCAGCAACATTCTGTGCGTGATATGGTGAGAGACCATCATCATCGTCTGTATCATAAGGAACAGTAGGATCGCCAGATGCATAGCCTAAGCCACGAATGTCTGCACCACCAAGAGCAGCCGTTGTGGCTTCTATGACATAACCTTGCTTAAACATTTCAGGATTCGACTTAGCAAACCAGCGCATGATTTTTCCTGCTTCTGCATTTGCTTCATTTTCGATTGGGCTTCCTGTTGCGCCTTCATTGGAAATATCTTTGCCAATGCGACCTTCTTCTTTCTGTTTATGATGCACAAGTTCATGTGCAACCGTTCTAAAAATATCCATTGGATGTCTATTCTTAGAAACGACAACGATTGATTGATTTTGAGGGTTGTAACCACCAAAACTGGTGGGCATTTCTTTTTTCATCAAATCAATAGCTGGTGTCGATTCAATGCCTAGCTTTTCTGAGGCAAACTTAACGAAAGAGTCCAGCATAGGGGCAAACTTCTTATGATCTAGTTCGCCTTCTGCATCAAATGTAACTTCTTCTTTGAGATTTTTCTTGACTGTATCATAAATCTTCTTGACGAGACGGGCGTTCTTGCTAGGAATACCAGAAGCAAATGCTTTCAGGTCACCAGCCTTGACAGCCTCACGCATCTTGGTACCAGACATACCTTCGACGCCTTGAGCATCTGGATCACGCTCACCGGCTGATACGACAGTCCACTTATCAAATGAATAGTGTTTCTTAGGATCAAATGCAGGATCGTTGCGATCCTTGATATACTTACCTATTGAAGTCTTAAATTCTTGAACACGGTCAGAACCAACAACCATCGTAACATCACGATAGCCTTCATCTGAGAGTATCTTAGCTACATGGAAAGCAGTGTGAGCTTTAGGATCATCCACCACATTTGCATTAGGGAAAAGTTGTCTTAAGAATGACACCTTTTCAGCATATGGGATTGGATTCTTTGTGCTATCGAATGATTTTGAGGTGTAAATGCGGTTCTCTGCGCCAGTTTCTTTTGCATAATCAATAACTTTATTGATTAGTTTGGCGTGACCAATGGTAGGAGGCGTGAAGCGACCAAATGTAAATACTATCTTTTTCATACTTCCCTCTACAGGAGCTTTTTCTTTATATTCTATTTATACGTTTCTTTTTCTCTTGCGCTCCGGATCACATTTTTGACACATTCTGTCAACGCTGAAACGTCTTTATAGTGTGTATTCTCAAAGGTCTTGGCTAGTCGGATTAGTTCTAGAATAGGTAGGTCTACTCTGACAACCTGTATTTTTTTACCTTGATTGTAGTGTGCTAACCAGCGGTGGTGACCATCGAGAACATAATTATCGCTGGATATAATAATTCCTGACTCAACTTTCTTAGGTTCGACCATAATTCCAACAATCTTTTTCTTATCAAATTCAGACTGACTGGATTTAAGTTTATGTGGGTCGATGAGTTCTTTATGAAACTCTACTTTATGTTTCTTTAAGTTTTTGAGAAAATCACCAAGAGGTCCTAACTGAGGCATCATATCTCTAGAGAATGTAAGACCAGGTGGTGGTATCTTAATATCAACAGCTTCTAAAGATTCCGTAAGGTTTTTCTTAACGACCTTAAACACTTTCTTGATATGAATATCACTAGCATCATAGGCTAGATATACATCATGCTTGACAGCGGTATCCATATTCAAACCACCATTATAGCGCAATCCATCATAGCCAAGCGAAATTAGCTTCTGTCTTGCTTTAGCAGTATTGACCATTCCGCGCGAAAGCCCGCGGAATACTTGATCGCCCGTCAATTCATAGTCACCATCTTTAAGTTTACCGATAACGACAAAGCGGTCTGAACCCATCTTTAATAGACCTGCACCACGGGCAAAGTCTTCGGCTTCTTTAGCATCAAAGAACTTAGTCAATTCTTTGCCTGTAAATTTGTGGTCAACATCAAATATCTTTTTCATATTGAGATCGACTTCATAGATATACTGATCACCACCTTTAGACTTTGCCATAGACCTTGCATATGTCTTAGCAATATCTCTATTAGAGGTAAAGTATGCTACACCACCGCCATAGAAATCATTAATGATCCTAGCCTTACCTTGATCAAACTTAGGGAATTTTGCATTTGAGCCGTGATATGCAATCATTTTCTATATCTCTTTGTATTTCCTAGTTCATCGACCATATAAGCTTCAAACTCGATATCGGGATATTTCTCACCGATCTTTAGTAAAATATCTAGATTACCTTCGTGGTCATCCCACATACGAATTTTATTAAACTTACCTGATTTGATGTATCTGAGAAGAACGACACCTTTGGTGATATGTGTCTTAGCGGTAGGCATAATCTTTTGTAGATTGCCTGCACGCTCTACATATACTTTGTCGATTGGAAAACCATGTTCACGGAATTTTTGCAGAAACAATTCTTTATCTACGAAATCGGAACGAGCGGTGATAATAACTGATTGATCATTATCGGTCTGAGATGCAACGGCTCTTTGCGCCCTCTTGATCATATTATCGATAGGTTTTGCTGTAGTGTGAAAGTGTTTACCTGATCTGAATTGTTGGAAATCATATTCTTCGCCAGGTTTGAGTTTATATGTGTTAAACTCACCTGATGCTAATTCTTTTACAACTCTACCATCTTTAACAATTAGAACGCGAGAGTCGGTCTTGAACAACGTATCGTCAATATCAAATACGTTGAGAGTGCCCTTTTGTTCTTTTCTTTTTAGTTTAATCATTTATCCCACGCTTTTGCTGCGTTGAAGTTAGCCTGTGAAAACTCTAGACGGTCAACCAACTTAACAGCATTACCTTTGAGAACATCAACAGCAACAAAACCTTCTGGAGCTGTGACTTTAAAACCATTATCAGTGCGAAGGAAAGTACCAGTCACACCCTTGACCTGTTCTAATTTACGGACAATGTTATTCTTTGCATCGACCAAAAGGTTCTGTAGATCGAATATCTTTTTCAATTCATCTTTATTGGCTTTATACCAATTCATGATGATTGTTTTTTCTTTAGAGCGTTTAAGACGAGTATCTTCTTTCTTAGCATCAGCAATTGTAGCATTGAGTTTATTTTCGATGTGTAGAATAAGACCTTTTACATGCTCTGCTGTGTTCGTGATCTTCTGACCTTCACGAACTTTAGCATTATTCCATGCTTTGATTTGCACTTTATAGGTTTCGTTTGTAGCAATTTCATTCAGTGTTCTTGCTGAAATTGTTCTAAACAAATTACCAGCCTGAGACAACATCGCATTGATAGCCGTCGATTCTTGCTCTGTGAATGTGGCTGTACCGGTAGCATCAACAAATGAAGCATCACGGAACCAAACGTCTTTTGTCATTGTCAATTTACCAATATCAACACCAAAAGATGCTTCCATATCTTCTAGTGCAGGACCGACATATGAAGTATGCCATACAATACCCATCTTTGCGTTACGCATTTGGTCGGCTAATTTAGAATCGGCTGGCACCGCATAGACGATAGTGTTAGGTTGAAATGTGACATATTGTTCACCATCGATTGTCTCGTTCTTCAAATCTTCGCGGGTAAACATCATGTCACCTTGAATGACACCTTTGATGTTCAACAAAGGTAAATAACGTAGAGCAACTTTGAGCTTCTTGTTTAGACCTTCACCAGGATGATTACGGTCAATATCTTGCGGTGTATAGTTTAGTTTTGCGTTCTTAGCAAACACACCTTTTGTTCCAACAAAGAACTTACCATTCGCAGGATTAATACCAGCAAAGATAGCAGGTGCACCGTCCCATTTGGTTGTAAGATTGACTTTTCGTGAAGGTGAATGACCAACTAGCATATCTCTAAGAGATTGAAGGAAGTTAATTGCGCCGCGAGTGCCAGCGACACCGCCGTTTAACACCTCGTCTTCAAGGTGTTCTAAGTGAAGGTTCTTACCCTCTTTGGCTTCTGTGAGATATTGATTGAGATTTATCATTTTAGTTTTTGTGCACCTGTTCTTGTTTCTATCAATTTTTTCGGATAAATTCCAACTCTGGCTCCTGTATATCTTTTGCCATCAATGGAAAAACCTCTACCTTCTCTATATGTGGCTCCAAAAACAGGAGTATATCCTTCGGTAAAATGTGATAGGTCACCAGACAAACTCATGTGAGAAGAAAAATCCATTTCATAAACATTTTCTTTTTTAGTCAGTGTTAGTTTAGGTAAGCCTTGACCGATCAGTGTGACATGCTCTATGCCAAATTTTGTTCCATAATCTGGTCCAAATATCGACATATTTTTCAAATCTACACTTTTAATCTCTTTATATAAAGGTTTTGTCAGTCTATCACCATCGATATATTCAGTGACTTGTCTCAAGAATTTCTTAACTTCTGGATGGTTATAAATCTGTGAACCTGCGGCTTCTGTCAAACCACCATATTGCTGAAATGCTTCTGGTCCACCCTCTTTTTTATGTGATATGAATATGTTATTTTGTGACAGCAAGTCTGTTTTCTTGACATAAAGGATAATATCAGTCTTAGGGTCAGCCTTAACACCGGCTGATCTTTTTAGATCGGTATCAACTTGTATTGCACCAGATATTCCTTTATAGACTTTACTACCACCTTTTAACTTAATATCAATAGGCATACCATTATTCTCTCGAATGACTTTATTGATAGCACTAACAA